CCTACGCCCTGACTACCCTAGACGCCGACGGTCACGGTGGCGGTGGCCTGCCACGTCGAGCCGCTGCCCTTCGTGCCAGAGCTCTGCACCTTGCGCTGCATGATCTGCCCGCCGGACGCGGCGTTCGCAATCGCCCACTCGTTCCACGTCCAGTTCGCCTCGCTCGTCGAGAACGTCGCCCGGAACGTCAGGACGTTCCCCGACCGTGTCGGGTACGTAGCGTCCATCCCCTTTCGCAGCTTGTTCGTCGCGGCCTGCAGGTCGGTCTGCCCGACCGCCTCCGCCGTCGCCGAATCCCCCGTGCACAACCGCGCGTTGCTGTTGTTGAACGCGGCATACACCCCGCCGCCGATCAGTGCGTCCGCCATCAGCTCGCGTGTGATGTTCAGGAACATATCGTCTCTCCGTTCGCCTGTTCGTTCTGCCGGCCGGCCCAGCGCCGCTCCAGCATCGTCACGATCTCCGGGTCGGTGACGGTCAGTCCGTCTTCCCCGACCCACTCATACGACTCGACGACCTCATCCGGTGGCCCGTCCTCCGGCGTCCGGTTGTCGTTCCACTTATCGACCCGGAAGTCGATCCGGGAGTACGTTGTCAATGTGTCTCCGAGCGTCACACATCACCTCCTCTGTGCTCTCCGCACTCAATGCCACGTCGCCGAAAATGTGACCGTGATCGTCGCGTTCGTGCAGCCCGTCACGGTCAGCGACTGCGACCCCGGAATGAGCCGCATAAATCCCACTTGTGTCGAGCCGACCGTGAGGTTGACGTACTCGTTCGCCCAGGATGACCCCGAGTCCGTCGAGCGTGTCACCGCATAGTTGCCGCAGTCGATCCGTAGCCGGTGCGCGCTGCTCCCGGCCGTCCGCGCGATCGTGAACGTCTCGCCGGTCAGCACGTTCGTGATGCTCGGGTTGACGAACCCCGACGCCCCGAGCGCCGCGATCTCGATCACGATCTCCCGTGCGTCGGCGTCGCCGTCGTTGGTCACGTTGACCGTCGCCGGACTTCCCGCGAGCGTCTGTGTCACGACCGTCGGCGTCTCCGCGAACCAGTCAGACAGGCGCAGAAACTCGACCGACACCGGCTGCGTGAACATCGACTCATACGAGACGGTCAGATCGGGCATCCGCTCCGCCCGTGCCCGCGCCCATCGCTCGGTGCCGTCCCCGCCCTCGCTCCAGAGCCGCCCCTGGCCGATGCTCTGGATCTGGCTCCGCAGCGCGTCCGCCTGCGTGTCCACAGCAGCCCCCGTCGCCCCGTAGAGCACCGCCCGCAACCGCTCGTTCCCGACCCCTTTCGGCGCCGGCATTGCCCCGAGCTGGTCGACGGCGTAGTCCATGCCGAGACCCGGCGCCAGCGCCGTCCTCAGCTCCTGCGTACTCTCCGTCTCCGCGCGATCCATCGGGAGCATCACGACCGTGCTGCCATCGCGCGAGACGAAGCGGGTGATATGTCGTGGCGCTGCCATCTATGCCACTCCTCGCGCACGCAACGACGCCGACACAGCCCAGCCGATGTCTCGGCTCGCTCTTTCGGCGTCGGCGCGGTCGGTCGCCTCGATCGTCACCGGCCCGTAGTAGTTGACGTTGACCCCACCGCCGGTGCGCCCGAGACGGTTGAGCGGGATAACCGCCTCCGGCCCCGCCTCGCCGATCAACGCCAGCGTCGGATCGGTGACGATGCCGCCAGCCGCCAGCCGTGGGATCGTCGGGATGTCCGGCGCGTTGACGCTCAGCGTCATGCCTGGAATGTCCGGTATCGGTCCTGGCATATCGAATGGCCCGACGCCGAAGCTGAACGACAGTGCGTCGTTCACCCCGCCGATGAAGCCGTTGATCTTGTCGATCACGCCGTTCGCCGCGCCGATGATGTCGCGCAGAATGCCAAGGATCTTGTCCTTTGCCGACCCGATCGCGCCGGTGATCGTGTCCCAGATGCGCGACCATGCGCCGGTGATGCCCTCATAGGCGTTGCTGATGGTCGTCTTGACCGCGCCGATCCCGGTCGCGACGATCCCGACGATCCCGAGACCCGCGTTCCACGCCGTGTCGAGCGCATCCTTGATCCCGCCCCACGCCGTCGACCACGCGTCGCTAATAGCCCCGGTGACAGACCCGATCGTGTCGCGGACCGCGCCGATCGCGGTCTCGACGATCGTCTTGATCCCGCCCCAGATCGTCTCGGCAGTGTCCCGGATAGCGCCCCAGACCGTGGCCCAGTTATCCCGGATCACCCCGACAACCGCGCCGACCACGTCGCGCACCGCGCCAACCGCCGTCTCGATCACGGTCTTGATCGCGCCCCAGACGGTCTCGGCGATGCCGCGCACCGCGTCCCAGACGGTCTGCCAGTTGTCGCGGATCGCGCCGATGACCGTCTCAATCACGGTCTTGACGATCCCGATATACGTCTCGACGACCGTCCGGATGATCGGGAAGACCGTCTCGACGACCGCCTGGATCGCCGGCCAGACGACACCCCATACCGCCTGAATCGCGGCCAGCGCCGTCTCGATCGCCAGCCGGATGGCTGCGATGGCAACCTCGACCGCCGCCTGGACGATCGGCCAGACGGCCGCGATCACGACCTGTAGCCCGTTCCAGACGGCGTCCCAGATGACCTTGATCGCGTCCAGCGCGACCCCGATCCCGACCTGGATGGCCGCGATAGCCGTCGTTATGTACGGACCGATGAACCCGATCACTGCCATCACGATGTCGCGTATGCCGAGGAAGTTGCTCTCCCACGCGAGGTACAGCGCGGCAACGGCAATCCCGACTGCCGCCGCGACCGCCAGCACCGGCGCCATCGCAACGACGGTCGCCAGTGCCGCCGCGCCCGCCGCCAGCGCCCACGCCACGAACGCGGGCACGACAATCACCATCAGCGCCGCCGCCAGACCGATCAGGATCGGCTTGATATGGCCAGAGATGAATGAGATCACGGGGTCGAGCGCGGTCATGATCCCGGACGCCGCGTCCGCCAGCGCCGAGAACGCCGGGATGAGTACCCCGCCGATCGACTCCTGCACCTCCCCGAACTGCTGGGTTAGCTTCTCCCACTTGCCGGCGTCGCTCGCCGCGTACTTCGCCGCCTGCCCCTTGAACTTCCCATCGACCGAGTTCAAAAGGTCCTGCGCGGTCGCGCCTTCCGCGACCTTGATCCCGTACCGGCTCAGGACGCTCGTGTTTTCGTCGCTGACGCGGCCCAGGAGCTTCGATGCTGTCAGCAGATCCATGCCGGTGCCGCGCGACAGATCCTGAGCGGTCGACAGTCGCCGCTGCGCCTCGTCCGCGTCACCGGTCAGGCTCGTGAGCAGCGCCAGTGCGTCGGCCGTCTCACCGTCGGTGAACCCGAGCTCCTGGCCCTTCTTGATCGTGTCATCGACCGACCCGGCGTAGTCGTCCCACGACGCGCCGGTGTTCGTGACGGCCTGCTCAAGCCGGCCCATCGCGGCTTCGTCGTCTGCCGCCCCCTGCGCGCCGTCCTTCAGCCAGCCGCCCATCGACTGCAGCGCGCCGCCGGCCACCACGCCGCCGAGCACCGAGCCGAACGTGCCCCACTTCGAGCCAAGACCTTCGATCTTGCCCTCGAATGTCCCGGCGGCTTGCCCTGCGTCACCGAAGGCGCTCTTGGCCTTCGACGCGTCGCCGAGAATCTTGATTGTGACGCTGCGTTCAGCCACGCTGCTTTGCTGCCTTCTTCGCTTCTCTGCGCGTCGCGTCTACGAGCGGCTTCAGCCACAGATAGTCGATGTGGTCCAGGCCTCGGAACTGCTCCGGCGTACACCAGGGATAGACGTGGCAGAACCACGGCATCTCCTCGACCTCTAGGTCGCTGTGGTGTCCGCCGGCGCCGTAGGGTCCGCAATCAGCGTGATCAGACTAATGAGCTGCTGCTGGTCGACGTCCGCGTCCAACGCGTCCTCGAACGTGAACACCGGGTTGTTCCGCCGGCCCAGCACCCAGAGCAGCGCCGTCATCGTCAGCCAGTCGGGCGTGCCGCCGGCCTCCTTCAGCTTTTCCAGCCCGGTCATCTCGTCGACGAACGACTTCCCGGTCACACGCTCGAAGTCGATCAGGTCGCGATTCTTCAGCCGGATGGGTTGGGTTGTGTCGATCGTTACCTGCACTGCCGTCATTGCCCATCATCTCCACTAGCCGGGGAATGCCCGGTTCAGCGCGTCCTCGACCGCCTCAGCGAACTCATTGGTGATTTGCTCCCGCTTGTCCTCGACGGCCACGTACAGGTTGTAGTCGGGTTCGCGCTTCCTCGGGAACTGCGCGTGCGCGCCACCGGACCCGAAGTTCCAGCCGCCGAACCATGCGACGCCCGTGCCACCCAGGAGCGTCGCGCCGGTCGTCGTGCCCTTGCCCTTGATCGACGCAATCGCCCGCGACCCCATCGATGCATGCGTGCCGGAGATCGTCACCGCGCCCGCGCCGGCGCGGCTTTGCGCCTCGCCCTCGACCAGCGTTGACACAGCGCGATACACCTCGCGCAGCTCCCCGCGCCAGCCCTTGTCATCGGACATGTCGCGGAGCGCCTTACGAAGCTCCTTCATGCCTTCGACCTTGACCTCCGGCTTCGCGGCCATCTCAGATCACCGTGTCGTCGGTGTGGTACTCGACCTTCACGACCGCGTCCGTGCCGTTGTCCAGCGCGCGGAAGTTCAGCGGCTGCTCCAGAATCTCCGGCCCGCTGATCTCCGGCTCGCCCGGATCGACGAGTTCCGCCGCCGCGAAGGTGAAGACGAGCTTGTACGGATTGCTGGCGGTCGGGATCGTCCCGCCGGTCACGGTCAGCACCATGGCTCGCTGTGTGCCGGCGACGAAGTCGTTGTACGCGGCCAGGCTGGCAAACTCGCCGGTCGCGTCAGCGGTCGCCTCGGAGATCCCGTTCAGGATCGGCTCCTTGCGGTTCGTCGACCCGATACAGAACCGCTCTGTGTCCAGCGCGCGCTTGCCGCTGAGCGTGAACTCCTTGACACAGATCGCTGAACCGCCCCACGTCAGCGACGCGTTGGTCCAGAGGAACTGCGCCCGGCCCGTCACATACGACGGGCTGGCCAGCGCCGTCCCGGTCAGGACGTTCTCAAACACCCACGTCGTCGTGAGCTTGAGCACGCCACCAACCTCAAGCTCGAACTCCCACTCGGTGATCTTGCCGCCCTCGTAGGTGAACGGGTTGACGATCCCGCCCACGTCGGGCTTGCCGAGCTGGACAGTCGCGGAGACGCCCGCGCCACCCGACGCATCCGGCGTAAACGTGTGCTTGTACTCAGCGGTGACACCGACCTGAGCCGATGCGCTCGCCCCGAACATCTGCTTGAAGAGCTTGCCGAACCCCTTGCTCATCACCGGCAGGACGACATCGCCCCCCGCGCCCGAGACGTAGGTCGAGACGTTCCCTGTCTTCAGGTACTGCGACCCGAGCACCGGAGATTCGACCTTCCCGAGCGTCGTCAGGATGTTGCTGGACTCAATCTCCAGGAACCGGTCCACCGTCACCGGCGTCCCGTAGATCGTCTCCTCCTTGATGCCGAACTGGCTGGACAGACCCGAACCGATCGCCATCAGTCACCACCGCCCTTCTTCGTCGCGGCCTTCTGCCAGACCTCGGCCTGCTCCGCGAGCCGCGCCGCGTGGTCCGCTTCGAACTCGCCCTCGTCCCCGGCCGCCACGATGACGTACCCCCCCGCCGGCAACGGCACCTCGCGGCTACCTCCGCTGACATTCCTGAGACGAACCATCGTCGCCATCGTCAAGCCTCCTATGTGCTGACCATCTCGACTTGCGCGTCGAGCGACCATCGCAGTCCGTGGATGCGTCCCCGGTCGTTCCCGGAGTACAGGTGTTCGTAATCGCCAATCTGCGTCACGACATAACTGCCGAGGCCGAGCGATGGGTCTGTCCTGACCTCGTCTTCGATCTCCGCAAACCAGCTCTCCGCGAGCGTCATTGCCGCCGCCGCCGCCTCGTCGCCCGCGCCCGGCTGCAGGACGATGATTTCCCCGTCGATCGTGAACCGGTCGCGCTTGATCGTCTTCGCGGCGTACGGGTACTCCTGCCGTCCACTGACGCGCACCGCCAACGTGATGTACGTGCCCACCTCAGATTGGACCGACGGCGGCGGCACGTAGGTGAAGACACGCGCGGCGGACAACCCGGCTCGCAGCGCCAGTCGCGCCGCGAGCGCGTCGAGCACGGTCTTGACCTGGCTGCTCGTCGTCGCCATCAGCCCACCACCACCCGTCGCTGCATGTACTGCCGAAGCACCTTGTCGACGAACGGCAGCTCGTTGATTGCGCTGCCGCGCCCCGAGTACCCCGGCGTCCAGTACTGCTCGCTGCCGTACTCGTTCGACGCGGAGATCGTCCGCGACCCCAGGTTGCTACTGACCATCCGGAACCGCAGATACAGCAGCGCCGCCTCAACGATCCCGGCCGGTGGCCGTGCGTATCCATGCTCGTAGGTGACACGGACGTTCTGTCGGCCCGGCACGAACGCCGTCCCGTCCCGTCGCCGGATACGGCCGTTGTTCAGGATCTGGACATCGGCCAGCTCAGCCGGTGTGTATGCCGTCCACGCCCCAGTGCCGCGGTCGAGCATCTCGACGGCGCGGATGTCGATCGCGTCCAGATGCGAGATGAATACCCAGTCCTGACCCGCGCCGTCGATCGTCTCGCGCGTCAGGCGCGGCACAAACGACACGCCGCATACTTGCTCGAACTCTTCCGCGATCGCCTTCCGTGCCTGCCCGATCGCGTCCGTCGTATACGTGGCTGTGCTCGCCAGCGCGCCGCCATCGAACGCCCGCGCCTGTCTGAACGTGAACAGCAGCTCGCCGACAATCTCAACCGTCTGTTGCGCCGCCCCGTGCGTCGCCGATGTCCAGCTGACCGTCAGGATGTCGAGGTCGGCCTGCCCCGCCAGCGCGTAGGTGCGTGCCGCCGCGCCAGACCCACCCGTGGCCGCGCCGGTCACGATGGCCGTCCCGTCGAGCCGCGTGACCGTCACCGTCGTCACGCCAGGATCAGCGACCACGCCGTCGACGTAGAACGTCACCGCCAACGTGGCTGCCAGCCCCCGTTGAATCTGCTCGGTTGTCGGCTCGATCTCGACGACGGCCATCGGCTAGCCCCGCTTCTTCTCGGATATATCAGTGACGGTCAGCACTTCAGCCTCGCTGGCTGGCTCATCCACCGCTGGCTCATCCACCGCTGGCTCACCCACCGCCCTGGCATATCCGAGCCGCTTGGCGTCCGCCGCGTCATAGATGAACGCGGCGCTCGGATCGTCCGCCTCAACGACGTTGCCATCACGATCGACGTAGACCTTCTCCCGTGCCATCTGCTGATTCCTTCCTTCGCCTGTCAGGTCTGCGCGCCGACCACCACAAACGTGATCGTGGACGTACCGTTCGTCGCGGTGACGATGTAGAGCTTCCCGCCCGTCGTGTCGGCATAGAGATCGCCGACGCCGAGAAAGCCAACCCCCGTGGTGTTGGCAACCGGCGCGCCCGCCCCGCGAAACACCCGCGCCGCTGAGATGCCACTGATGATCTGACCGCCGCTGATGACTGGCATATGAGCTCCTTTCGGCGTGCGAGGAACCCGAAGCCGGGTTCCTCGCCCCGCGACTTAGATGCCGGTCACGGTGCAGAACGCGGCCGGCCGATAGACCGCCAACGCCAGCCGTTCCTCGGCCAGGATCGCGACCTTGTTCTCAATGAAGTACGTCGAGTGCTCGGTCGACGCGGTGACCGTGATGCCGGTGCGCCGGAAGATCTGCGCGTACGGCTTGAACGCGCCGAGGAGCGCGGTGTTCTCCGTCATCGCGGTCGTGATCCGGACGTCCAGCCCCCAGATGCGTTCCGGCCCAGCCTCGGCCGGAGAACCCCAGATATAGACGCCATCGGTGGTGCGCAGGAGCCGAACATCCTGCCAGTCGTTCGGGTGGAACACCGCCGCCGTCGGCTCGGCGAACGCAACCGACCGAATCTTGGTCATGCCCTTGTAGATCGCGTCCGGCACCGGATCGGCGCCCTTCGCCTGCGTCTGGATCCCGGAGCGGTCGAGAATGCCGGAGATGTTCGGCGCGTTGCCGTCGCCGGCGAGAAGCTGCGTCTCCTCGCGACGCCGCACCATGAAGATGAGCCGCCCTTCGATCGTCGCCCGCATCTGCGACAAATCGGCCAGCAGCTCGTCAGTCGCCGGCAACCAGACCGGAATCTTGCGCACACTCTCCGTGCGCAGCGTGTAGTCGAGCGCGGCCTCCGGCTTCGTCCCGCCCTCCGCCGTCTCGACTGCGGCGTTCGTGAACGTCGTCTCTTCGTAGTACTCGATGGTGTTGCCGTCGGTCGTGCCCGGCAGCATCAGGTCGGCGATCGTGCGCTCCTCCAGCGCCATCGGGACGATGCCCGGCAGTCGCTGCGCCGGGACGTTGATATCCGCGAGCGTCAGCAGCGTCGCGCCGACCTCCGGGTCGAACGCCGCGCCAAGCCGGGTGTCCGCGCCGAACTCGAACGCGACGGTGCCACCGCGCCGCTCACGGAACGCGCGATACCCCTCGCTCGCTTCCAGCACCTCACGCGTGCTCCGCAGTCGCTGCGCCGGCGCAGCCTTCTGCTGCGTGTCGCGGTCCACCACGATCGGCAGCCCCGACGGCCCCACGTTACGCGTGGCCATCGCCTCCAGTTCCTGCAGTTGCTCGATGCCGGCCGCAAGGTCGGTCATCTCCTCGTTCATCTGCCGCAGTGACGCAACCTCGTCGTCGCTGAAGTCGCGATCCGGCTTCGACGACCACAGCGTCTGCCACTCGCCGCGCAGATGCGCCAGCCGTCCATTCTTCTCTGCCAGGGTTCGGTACATGTGAATCTCCTCCTAGATGCTCACGCCGTTTCGGCGGGCTTCCATCGCCAGAAAGTCCAGGAACACGTCTGCCGCCTGCGGATTGGTCGGCAGACCGGGACGAGGCGCCATCGCCAGGAGCGCGTCATACGCTCCCGCGATCACCCGATAGGCGTCGCGATGGGCCTCAATCAGCGGCACGTTATCGGCCGCAACCGGGGACGGTCGCCCCGCACGCAAGGCAGTAAGCGCCTCGACGCGAGACTGGAGGGACTGGACGGCAGTAAGCGCCGCCGCTGCCTGGTCCTCAAAAGTGAGTGTGTGGATCTGCGCCGTCGCGCGCGGTTGACCCGCCTGCCGCACTCCGGCGTCGGCAAGCACCGCATCGAGCGTCGCCACACGGTCGACCATCCCGCGCCGGACGGCCTCGCGCGCGCCGAACATCCGGCCCTCGCCGAACTCGGCCCGCACGGTCTCAACCGCCACGCCACGATGGCGCGCAACGGCGCGTGTGAAGCGCCCGTAGGACTCATCGACGCGGGCCTGAATGGCCTCGCGCCCCTCGTCAGTCAACGGCTCGAACGGGTTGTTCTCGCCCTTGTAGCGCCCGGCCGTGACCAGTGAGACCTTGACGCCCATACGCTCGTACCAGGCGCTCTGATCCTCGTGCGCGGCGATCACGCCGATACTGCCAGCCTCCCCGGACGGGGTGATCACGACCTGATCGGCCGCGCTGGCGATCCAGTAGGCCGCGCTGGCCATCAGCGTGTTCGCCACCGCCGTGATTGGCTTCGTGCCACGGGCGCGGTAGATCTCGGCTGCCAGTTCGTCGACACCCGCGACGGCCCCTCCCGGCGAGTCAACGTCGATCACGATCGCCGACACCTGCGGATCGGCCACCGCGTCCCGGAACGCCTGCTGGAACTCCTCGACGCTGGTGCCCCCGCTTGAGCGCGACATCATGCCCATGCGGTGCGAGATCGTGCCGACCAGCAGCAGGACGGCGATGTCAGGAGCGCGCGACGTTGGGCGCGGTCTCGCCATGGCCGCGCCGATGCGCTGCGCGATCTCTTCGTCAGTCAGCGTGCCGCCGGCGGCGCGGATGGCCACCATCGCCATGATGTCCGCGAGCTTCTCCGGTACGATCGCCCAGGGTGTTTCCGCGATCGCTCGCCGGATGCGCGGATACGAAAGTTCCGTTGTCATGGCGCCTCCTTGCCGGGCGATTCCGGCGATACCGAGAAGTTCAGCGGGAATTGCAGCAGCCCGGCGTCAGGCTGCTGGTCTGCCATCGGCGGCAGATTCTCCCAGCCGCGCACCTCGTCCGGTGTGAAGATGCGGCCGTTGATGCCGATCTGATACCCCTGCATCCGCTGCGCGAACGCGCCGCGCATCACCGCGTTGAGGTCGAATTCGACAAGCTGCCCGGCGAACTCCGGCACGCCGTCGATGAGCTGCCGCGCGAGAACCTCTTCGATCAGGTTGATCGGCCACCCGAGCGAGTCCTGGTAGAACATCAGGTGCAGCTGGTCGACGGACGCGAAGTTCGATTCGTCGAGAATGCCGATCGCGGGCTGGGGAATGTCGTACAGCGCCGCGACTTCCTCGCGCGTCAACTGCCGATGCTCGACAACCGCTGAGTCATCGAGGTTATGTGAGAGCGACAACCAGTCGATGTTGCCCTCAAGCACGGCCGGTAGACCGGCGCGGTTGACGCCGCCCAGACGCGCACGCACCTCAGCCTTGAACCGCTCCATCACCGCAGACCGCGCCGCCGGATCGGTCGGCAGGTCGTTCACTTTGATGATCCCGCCCGGTCGCGCACCGTTGAGGAACGTCGCGACGCCGAGGCGCTGCGCCGCGTACTCAATCGCAAGCGTCAGTCGCGCAGCCTCAAGCCGCGAGACGCCGATGCCGCTCGCGGTTGGCCCCGGCTCCATCAGGTGGATGATCTGCCACGGCTCGTAGACCGTCTCCGTCCCGGACTCGGCGTGCGTGTGGACGTACATCCCATCGCGGATCGCGAACCCACGCGGGCTGATCGGGATCAGCTGGTCCGGCGCCCTGTCAGGCCGGCGTTGCGCCTTCACGACGATCGCATTGCCGTAGACGAACAGGTCGTATGCCAGCCGCGCCTGGAACCCGACGGCGTTGCCCGTCTCCTTCGATTCGTTCGGCCGGCGGAGCAGATCGGCGAGCGGCCCCGTCGTCAGCCGGTCGCGCCCGTCCCGCTCGTGGTCGGCGTAGACCTTGAGCGGCAACCGCCCGATCGAGTAGGCCAGCTTATTGACCGCAATACGCACCCAGAGCTGCCGTCGCGCGATCTCCTCGTAGTTCGCGGTGTAGTCCGTGTCGAGCACGACCGACCCACCACCGAGGCCAGAGAACGCGCCGATCAGGCGGTCGCTCGTGATGATGTCATCGCGGACAGTCAACGCCGCCGCCCGCTCTCCCCGCCGTAGCAACGACCGCATAATCGTCATCGGTCACCGCCTGCGACATTGCCGAGCACAACCAGTCCGACGCCCCCGACCAGCGCGACGACCGCCCCGGCGGGTAGCCACAGCAGCGCGGCCAGCGCGGCCAGCGCGCCAATCACGAGCACCATGCCGACCAGCTCAATCACGTCGCTCATTCGCTCATGTCCCAGAATCGCGGCTCAGTGAACGTGGCGCCCGCCTGCTGATGCACCCGCGCTCGCGCCAGCGCCATCAACAGCGCCACGATCCCGTCGTCGCGGATGCCCGAACCGTGTGCTTTGTACGGCCGGATCGCGTCATTCGGCCCGAACTTCACCGTCACCTGACTTGCCATCCAGCGCAGCAGCGGGTTCCCCCCGTGCCGGATGCGCCCCTCCAGAAGCAGCGCCTCCAGTGCGTGACACGGCTCGCTGTATGTCGCGAACCCCTGCGCCATCGCGACGCACGTCACGCCCGCCGACTGCAACCGCGCCGACGCCCCGGCCGCGTTCCAGGCATCGAACGCCAGCTCCGGCACCGTGTACGGCGCGAGCCAATCGACGATCTCATCGGCGATCATCACCGGGTCGATCGCCGTCCCGTCGGTCAGCGTCAACCAGCCTTCGTCTGCCCACTGCCGGTACGGCACGCCATCGCGCCGCTCAGCCTCGGACACTGTGTCGCCTGGTCGCCAGAAGCGCGCGACGACGTCGTATCCGCCATCGCGCGGCGCAACCGCAACACACGCAGTCAGGTCGATCGTTGAGGACAGGTCAAGCCCGGCGAAGACGATCATGCCGGGCGATAGATCCGGCGCGGCGTCGTTGCGGTCCCATGTCGCCATGTCCAGCCAGCGCTCGGTCTGCTCCGTCGGCTCATTGAGCCGCAGCCGGCGGAACGCGTTCTGCTGCGCGGGTATCTGCTCCGCCCGGTGGCACTCCTCACGCAACGACTCGACATAGACCGATACCCCGAGGTTCGGGTTCCCCTTCGGCCAGACCGCCTCGTCACGCCAGTCGTCGCCGGCGTCCAGTGTCGCGACGTAGCAGAACAGCGAATCGTCGCCGACAATGCCAGTAAGCACGTTCGTCGCGTAGGAACGCATCTCCCACCAGATCGACTGCTGGTTCCACCCTGCCGTCGTGATCGACCAGAGCAGCGGCTGTCGGCGCGCGCCGAACGCGGTGCGCAGCACGTCGACCATGTCGCGGTTCGTGTGCGCGTGCAGCTCGTCCACGATCGCGGCGTGCGGGTTCAGTCCGTCCGATGTATCCGCGTCGCGCCCCAACGGCTCGAACTTGGAGAATGTGCTGAGCCGCGACAGGTTCGCCTTCGATGGCGTGCGCTGGATCAGCCGCGCGAGTGCCGGCGTGCTCTGCACCATCCGATCAGCCTCAGCCCAGCACAGCTTCGCCTGGTCACGCTTCGTCGCCGCGCTATAGACTTCCGCGCCCGGCTCCCCATCGGCGAACGCCAGATAGAGCCCGATCGCGGCCAGCAGCTGCGTCTTGCCGTTCTTCCGCGCAACCTCGGTGTACGCCTCACGGAACCGCCGCGTTCCATCCTCGCGATACCAGCCGAAGACCGAACCGACGATGAAGACCTGCCACGGCTCCAGGATGAACCGCTTCCCTGACCACTCGCCCTTGCTATGCCGCAACTGCTCGATAAAGCGGATCGCGTGATCGGCCGCGTCGTCATCCCATGCCAGACTGCGCAGCCCCGCAGTCTCAATATCGGCCAGGTGCCGTTCGCACGCCAGGCGCACCAACTGGCCGGCGACGATATCGCCCGCCACAACGCCCTCGGCGTACCCTGTCACCCGCGCCAACACGGCGCTGCTAGCCGGTGCTGCGGCGACCACTCAGCAGCTCTTCCATCGGATCCACGTCCTTCGGCCCGCCCGTCACACTCAGTCGCGCCCGACTCTGCGGCGACATGCCGAACTCCCCGGCGATCGCGCGCATCGACGCTTCGGCCTTCTCCAGCGTTATGACAATCGCCCGGTATCGCTCGTCGTCCGGCTTGATCTCTCGGAGCGCGGTCTGTGTCGCTCGGTATCGCGACCACGCCTGACAGTAGAGTCCGAACGCCATCACGTCCGCCTCGCCCAATAGCCCGTAACGCGCCAGCACCGGCGCGTTCTCACGCCAGCACCGCCGCGCCGTCGCGTCCAGCCACGTTGGCGGCCGGAGATCAGCCAGCGGCTCAACCTGCGGCTCGTTCCGATTGATCGCCCGCTTGCCAGGATTCCCCTGCAAAACACGCAACGCGATCGGCTTACTGCGCCGATCCCCGCCACTCGTCATAACGAGCCCCGATTTGCTTGATCGCGGGCGCGAGAATTATGTGAAGGCGCGGGTTGTGGCCTTGACATAATCGTAGACTTCCGACCCGCCCCCGGCTGTTGGCTTGCGGTCTTGCGGCGGTGGCACGAGGCGCAGAGTGGCTGAAGGTTGGCCAGCGCGTGTGTCCCACCGAGCCGCAACGGGACGATGTGATCGACCTCAGTAGCTCGGCCACCACACGCACGGCACTGAGGTTCATGCAGCAGCACGGCCGCCCGCACCGCTCGCCACTCGCCGCCGTACCCCCGCCGCGCCGCCGACCCCCGCGCCGCGTCTCGCGCCCGGCCTGTCCGTGCCGATCCCTGTGCGTGCTCCATGCAGTAACCGCCCGATGTCAGGCGCGGGCAGCCAGGGTGTCGGCACGGACGGAGCGGTCGTGTGGGCATGATCTCCTCAGCAATACAAAAAGCCCCGGCCGTCGTGACGTATCTGTCACAACTACCGGGGCCAGTGGCCCTTGCCTATTTCGTTATGGATAGTGTAGCGCGTCTAACGCACGGCGTCTACCGTGTGCCTGTTCCGTACCGTAGCACTACTCCGAGGGACGAACAATCACCTTCAGTATGTTCACCGTACCACAACGCTTACATGTCACCCGGATTTCGCCGGCCTCAATCGCTTCAGCACCGAGGAACGTCCGGCACTTCGGGCAGCGCCACTCCTCCAACCGTCGCGGCACAGCAGGCGCCAGCGCAGCCGCAGTGCTCGCCACCGTCTCGCGCTCAGTCCTGTCGCCGTCTGCCATCTGCGCCCCTATCACGCTCTCAGCCTCACCCGCCCCATGCCGTAGGTCGTGTGCTTCCCA